AAAATGAAATTCCTAATCTTCTTTTTGTTGGTAATCCCGGTACTGGTAAGACCACGCTTGCAAGAGTTATTGTTAACGATATACTCGGATGCAATTATCTTTATATTAATGCTTCTGATGAATCTGGTATTGATACCATTAGACATAATATCACTAATTTTGCTCAAACTAAATCCTTTGATGGTGGAGTAAAGGTAGTAATCTTAGATGAAGCTGATGGTTTAACTGCGCAAGCGCAAGCTGCGTTGCGTAATACTATGGAGACGTACGCTAAGTATTGTAGGTTTATTCTTACTGCTAACTATAAGCATAAGATTATTCCCGCCTTGCAATCTAGATGTCAAGCTTTAGATATTAAACCTGTAGTAGAACTAGCTGTAAAGCGTTGTTATTATATCTTAAAAAATGAAAATGTTAAAGTCCCCGAAGAGCAAAAAGTTAAATTTATACAACTCGTCAAGCGTCACTTCCCCGATCTACGGAAAGCGATCAACGAGCTTCAAAAGAACGTTATTGATTCAGAGCTGTGTATTGTTAGCGTTAATAGCGATAACGAGCTTCTCGAGTCGGTCTACAAGAAAGTAGTAAGTAAGAAAAGTCTTGAAGCTAGAAAGTATCTAATTGAAAATGAAGATAGGTTTCAAGGTGATTATGATACGTTGCTTGGTAACTATTTAAACTTTATCTATACAGCAAATATTGAAGATCTTAAAAAGAAAGAGATGATTGCTATTATCGCAGATCATCTCTATAAAAGCGCGTTTGTTGTAGATAAGGAGATTAACGCTTTTGCTTGTTTAGTAAATTTGGAAAATACTTTAAGTTAGGCTACTTTACCGCCTATCTTACCCTTGGCATCTCTAAACTGCCCGCTCTTAGTAACTTGCTTTAAGTGCTTCGACACCAAATTTTGTATCTCACCTGCAAGAGCGTCTGGATCATCAACTTCCATATTTAACTTGCTAAGATCGTTAACAATGGTTTTAGCTGAATTAGCTATATAACTTTTAAACTTTGCTTCTTGACCAGAGCGTTCTCCTCTTGCTTTATCTTTAGCAGCGTCTTTCTGCATTGACGCGCCTTTTTTAGCTAATTCACCTTCTGATGCATCTATTCCAAGAGCTTTACCTCCTAATTCAGCAGCCCCACTCATGGCTTTTCCAGCAACTCCTTTTGCAGCGCCTTTTACACGATCACCAACTCCTTTAACTGCTCCGCCTAACTGACTAGCTCGAGCCTTTACCCTATCAAACATTCCCTCTTGAACTTGTTGATAAGCCTCTGCCATTAATTCTTGATCATTTTTTGTCATAATATTATTTACTTTTTAAGGTCTGAAAGGTACTGATTTGTATAAGATGTTACAGCTGGTGAAGGGGTAACAGGGTCACTAGGAATCACTGTGTTTTGCTTCGGAAGTGACCTCTCAACTGGCGTGAGGTCATGAGGTTCAGTCCCACCTCTATCAGCTCTATTAGAAAGCATTTCTTCATCCTCAACAACCTCTTCTGGCTTAATATTAACTTTACTCTTTCTTCTCATCGCATCTGGAATAGGAAGAAGGTTCGGGTAATATTCTACAGCCTGCCCTAAGCAACAAGGAATGGTACAATAATGTGAATATCTACCACCACCTGTATCAAGCGCAATATCTAGATTTGGATCAATTGAAGATGTTGCAGGGTTGGCAGGGTAACGTGCCGGCGCTGTATCTTTAATACCAACAACTCTTATATGAAGACCTGAATCAAGCATTTGATCAATAAGACCTTGCGTATTTGATCCTAATGTTCTATAGCTGTCAGAACTTTTAAAATTGTCATTAAACTTAAAAACATCGCCAACGAGGAAGCCGCCACGCTCGTATCTCCTCATATATGATTCATGCAAGTTAACAAACTTTTTATCTGCCATAATATTATTTATGCAGACTTGCAAATAATCACACGATATTACGGAACTTAATCTCTGAGAAATTCTGCTAAAGTATGAAATGCTGTAAACACATCACTATCGTCTTCTATAGCAAGACCTAGATCTTCTTCGATTTCGAAAGAGTGTGATGTATATGCATGCTTTTCATGAACAAATCGCCCGTCTTTAATGTATATACGCCCTTCGTCTGGACGAGGAAAATTTAATCTCGAATACACCTCTTCTTTAAGAACCTTTACTAGTTCTTTTGGGTCTATCTCCACCTCAACTGCAGTTTTACCTTTAACACGCATACTATAAGTATATTATAGTTCCTTAATTCCTAGATGCTACATTAAATATAATAAATGGCGCTCATAAAACTAACAAACACATCAGTTGATAAGAGTGAAAATGCAGCTCTTGAAGACGGGTATCTGTATAAAGATCTCCTATTAGATATGGAACCAGCTGTTTATTATAATGAGCAGCTCAATAAAGAGGTAATTTTAAAAGATATCCAAGGATCTTTTGATATGGACGCCATAAAGAATAGCATTAAGAATATATTTCTTACAACCCCGGGGCAGAAAATTCTTAGCCCAACGTTCGGAATCAACTTAAGGCGGTTTATTTTTGAGCCAATAACCAATTTTACATCATACAGAATAAAAGCAGATATACTGAATAACTTACCTAAGCAAGAGCCTAGAATAGACTTAGAAGAAGTTACAGTAATCCCAGTACCTGATGAACACGAATTTTATATAACTTTACAGATAAACGTTCCTTCGTTAAATGCGTATGGAATATCACTTAAATCATTATTAAATAGTAACGGATATTACGTCTTATAATCATGCCTTCAGAAGAAACAACAAACAAATTTTTGGAATTTAATCTACCTCAAGATGCGTATGTCGCTTTTGATGCAGTTAGCTTAAAAGAATACATCGTCGATCGTTTAAATGAAAATGAAAAATTTACTGATCAAAAATTTGATGGTAGTAATTTAGCTGCTGTTATTGATATTATAGCATACTCTTACCACGTATTGTTATTTTATCTTAACAATACAGCATCTGAAGTTAACTTTGATCAAGCTACTCTGTATGAGAACATGAACAAAATTGTAAAGCTTATTGGTTACAAACCAGCTGGTAAGCAAACATCAATAGTGCCATTAGCAGCTGAGGCTTCATCAAGTCTAGCAGCAGGTAATTACACTATAAGAAAATATTCATATTTTAACGTTGATGGTATACAGTATAATTTTAATGATGATATTTCTTTTACAAAGACGACAGCTAATGATGAGACAATACAAGAGATAAATGATGATGTAATATTATACCAAGGTACAATTAAAGAGTATCCAGATTATACTTCCCAAGGAGAAGAATTTGAAGTCTTACCTATTGTTGTAAAGAATGTTATTGATACTGACAGTGATAAATTTATAGCTGATAACACTATTTCTGTCTATGTTAAAGAAGCTGCTAATTCAAAATATTATGAATACAAAGAAACAGATAGTTTATATCTAAATTCTTCTGTAGATAGGGTATATGAAATTAGATTAAATGAAAATGGTTATTATGAGTTAAAATTTGGTAACGGTGTATTTGGTAGAAAGCTTGAAGCAGGTGATATTGTTTCGGTAGATTATATACTTTCAGATAACGCAAAAGGAATAATTACAAAAAATATTATAAATGGGAACAATTTGTTTGTTTATGATTCAACTAGACAGAGGCAAATATTTAACGACACTTACCCTAATAAAAATGAAACAATTTTTGTTGACGTAGCTAATAGCTCATTAATCACTTTTAGCAACCCTCAAGCATCGTCAACACTATCACCGGCTGAGACTGTCGAACAAATTAGAGAAAATGCACCTAAAATATTTTCTTCACAATTAAGACTGGTTACTTCAAATGATTACGAGTCCTTTTTAAAGAAAAATTTAGCCAATGTAATTACTAGTGTAAAGGTTGTAAGTAATGAAAGTTACATTAACGAATATATTCAGTATTTTTACAACATATGCGTCGACCCGAACAAGGTAAATCGTGTTATTATTAACCAGGTAAATTTTGCTGACGCGTGTGATTTTAATAACGTTAATGTTTTTGTTGTTCCGAAATTTACTATAACAGCGGATAAATCATACCCAGAGTTCTTATCCGGTTCGTTTAAAAATGCAATTGTTAATGAAACTAAGGATCGTAAAATGGTTTCAAATAACGTCGTTCCACGGGACCCGGTCTATGTAGCTTTTGGATTAGGTATTAGTAATGAAAAGGTATTATCTACTGATATTTTAGATCACAGTACTTTAATTCTTTATAGAGAAAATAATAACAAAATTAACAAAAACACCCTTAAAACAAGAGTGAGTAATTTAATTACTAAGTTTTTTAAACCAGATAATAACCAATTGGGTTCAAATCTTCAGTTAATTCAATTAACTAATGACATACTTTCCTTGGAGGGTATAAAGAGAATAGAAACAAAAAATGAAAGCACGGGAGAGGCTGTTAATGGGATATCCTTTTTAGCGTTTAATCCTCTATATCCGGAGAGTGACATTGAAATAATGAATCAAGATACTGCGCTGCCATTTTTTAAATTCCCTTACTTATACTCACCGCTAACAGTAGCTAAACGTATTAAGGTTTTAGATGAGTAATATAAAAATAGATTATGCTCTTTTTGATGTTATGGATTTTAGGGGTGAGTCTAAGCTCTCTTCCTATAATTTAGAAATAACACCGCTTACCTTTAAAGCGCGTATACCAACAAATGAGTTTGATGAACCAGCTCTAAACAATAAGAAGGTTGAGTTTGATTTTGGAGATGGTACGTTTGGTGATCAACTAACTAGCCGGCACGTATATGAATTTCCTGGTCAGTATAACGTTAGAATGATTATAAGAGATTGTGCTAACAATGCTATATTAGCATCTTATTCTGCTGATGTCGAGATAATCGATTATATTACTAACACATTTTCAGTTACTGGTAACATTGGAACAATGCCAGAAGCCATAACGTTATCTGCTGGTGAATTTTCTAACGCACTCACAGTAGAATCCTTTTCACCTTTTTATCAAGACTTTCAAGATATATACTTTACTATATCTGCATGTGATTCAGAAAATTATTTTAACTTATACCCAGATATAAATAATAAGCTTAAAAAATATAATTCTTTTTATGAGAGAAATTATTTGCATGTTCTTTCATCAGTTGAATATGTTGAGATAGATAAGATTGCTCTTACATCAGCTAATATATATGCTCAATTAAGTGTCGATGGTGATGGTATTACGCAAATACAAAACTGCTTAAGCTCGGGATTATCCAGTCAACTAGTTGGGGCGTCAGGAGACAAGGTAGTTTATTTTAAAACTGATGAACAGACAAATCCATATAAATTTATTGATTTAGGATTCTTTAAAGATAGAAGTAACATATTCGCTAAGAGTATGACAGGGTATAAGAATGTTGACTATATAAACAACTTTAATATTTTACTTTCGTCTTTTGTTACGTCAACATCTGCACAAGTTATTAGTAGTATAAAAATAAGCTCGAATGGAATTACCGGAGAAGGGTCTGAAGAATCAGATCCATTTGCTATAAGTCAAGTTCAATATAAGGGGTTAGGTATACCGTTTATACTCACACCTAAAAACGATAATAACTTTACCATGAAAGCTCTGTCAGGTAATGTACCTACATTTGAAATATTATCCGGTACAACACCATATGTAGCTCCTGGAGTGTCAGGTGTATCTATAGCTACAGGGATGAGTTCACAATATCACGTCATATCGAGCTTAAATGATACCCTCTCAAACATTAATACTGATTTTTGGTACCGAGGTGTGCTTACATTCAACGACCATCTATCTGGCTCAACATCTGATATTACATTGAGTGCACGAAATCTTTATGCTACCCCTGTCGTAGAAACTACTTCTTCTTTCTTGTCTGCGATTACAGGCGCGGCTGCGTTTACATGCTATCCTAAAAATTATTATAACTTCTATAAACATAATGAAGATTTTGATTTTGAGCAAACAATTAAAGATTTAAGATTTCAAGAAATATTGCTAGATAAAGAAATATTATTTACTGATTTCATCGGTTCGATATTCGGGGACGTGAGCAGTCGTTATGATGTTTTAGGTAAGACACTCTGGGAAAAGATTAATAACTTTGTAGATAATAACAGTGATATTGATTATTGCGATTTGAATGCTCTGCTAAATCTATCAAATATGGTAGATGAAGATGGACTTGTATTTGATAAATCTCTAATTCAACAACCAGCTGATATAAAGAGGTTAATGGGTATGTTTAGCTTGAGTTATAATAACTTTAGAGGGACAAAAAACAAATTTCAATCTAATTTTGATAGTAAGGGAAGAACGAGTAAGGATTTATATGGTAGAAACTTGGGTGAACAAATTAACTCTCTAACTTATGAGGTTACTGCTGGTGATGATATTGTAGCGTATGAGAGATTTAGTGATACGTATATTACATTAAACACTTTTCAACCTCTTTGCGCATTAAGTGGGCAAGCCCTAACACCGCATACAGCTGCAGATAATACATATATGTTGAGTTCTATAAGAACGGAAACACATAGCACAAGCAGTGGTAGGTTTTGGGGGTGGCCATTAGTACTCCCATCCACCTACACTATATCTGACATAGATAGATTTTATACGTTTTATAGTTTATCTGCAGTTAACGAAAATACTATAGAATGCGGTCTAGTTGATTATAAAAACGGTCTCACAACAGTAAATTATGACCAACCATTAAGTGCGTTGCAGGGAGATGATAATATATTCGATGTTATGATTAGAAACTCGTTATTTAGTAGTCTATCCTTGTTCTAGAGATAAATATGTATAATGGCAAATGTTATTAAAGGCTTTCCCCCTGTAGATTTATCTATAACTAATCCTAATGTTAAGCTTGAGGATGCACTAGATAAATTTGCGCCATATTCTTATCTAAAATTTATTCAAACAGTTAGCGAATCTTATCAGCCTGATACGCTAGTCGCATTTTACAATGATTATGTTAATAAATGGAATATAAAATCTAATAAAAAGGCAACAAACGAAAAAGATGAAATAATTGCTAGGTATCAAAACTTTTTACAAGATATAACTTTAAATTTTACCACTAACGCAGAAAGAACTTTTTTAACTCAAATTAATTTTGAGAATCCTCATGATTTAGAAATAGCAATGTCTTTCTATAGTAAGAAGATAAGAGATATAATTTCTTACTACAAGAGAAAGAGAGATAACTTACATTATACAACTATAAAGACGAGATTAAAGGGAAGTAGCTTAGGCGTAGATCAAGCTGCTACTGATCTCATTATAGATTTTTTAGAAAATAGGAGCACAGCAGCTATTGATTATGATATTAATATAATTAAAAGCAAATTATCTGTATCGTTAACGGAATATTTTGATAATTTTGCTAACTACTTTAACCGAGTACC